AAGCGGTCGTAAAATTCTTTAGTCTTTTTCTCCGGTGGGATTAATACAACCCCACAATCATCTGCTACTATAATTGACTGGTTATAGTAGTCACGTTTTTCTTTATCATTTTCCAGATAAGTAAAAGTATTAACACATCCCCTTGGAGTAAAACCGTAACCCCAGATAGGGTATTTCTCTTTTAAGACAGCCTGGCCGTCACGTATATAGCCGCGAGCAATGATGCCGGCCGCGCCACAATATATTAACAGGTATTTGGCCACCAGCTCCCCGAACAGGGCCAAATTGTCGCACCCTTCTGCATCAATCAAGACTATATCGCCGCGGGGAACCCTTTGGATCTGTTCATGGAGATGGTAATTAGAGCCTCCGTTAGTATTAACATAGTGGACATACCCAACGGCTCTTGAGCCCGGCACCAGGCATTTCAAATTGTCATCAAGCAGCGGTGCTTTATCTAAGGCGTCGGCCACTTCAGTTGTGCTCATCCGGTTACGGATAATATATTCCAATATATTCATTACTTATTATCCTCCCGACTGGTAATGATCGGCCAGTAACGTTTGCCGCCGATAATCTTGGAGCGTTTGTATCTAAGAGACATGTAATTTTCACGCAGGGTGTCGTGTAGAGAGTGCTGGGTTTCCCATATTTGGCGCATGGTATCTAACAAGTAAAGACCCTGCCAACAAGGGATTTCCCTTTCGGTATCGGCAGAATACTCATACTCTTCTATAATCCACCGCAGAGTATCATAAATAGGATCGTCGGTCTCCACGATACGGCGATAGGTGTCAAAGAGGGCTGGAATCAGAATATGAACACTGCGCAGAGTATCTGCTATGCTGGCACGCCTGATCAGTCTTTCCGTATCGGCATTATAATGCTCATCACCGTGTATCTGTCGCAAGGTTTGCACAGCGCAGTAAGCCTGGCGTAAAGTATCAAACAAAGCGCTTTGTGTGTCTATAAGCACTCTGCGCATATCATGAGCGATTATGTAGGTGGTGAAACTAACCCCTACCCCTATGTTGTATGCACTTCTGTTATATGGCCACATTTATTTCGCCTCTTTTACTGCTTCCATGTCTGATGCTTTGATAATATCTTTTTCGATCAAGACTCTTTTTAGGTCTTGCGCTTCGTTGTCGGTTGCAACAATACTAGCTTCCAGTTCTTCTATCCTGTGTTCCAATGCTTCTTTTTCCTTCTCTTGTAATGTTTTCTCCGCCAGTATAAACCACGACTTGCCATCATGTATCTGATTGGCAACCAACTTCATATCCTCAAATACCTGTGATTGCTCACCGTCATGTATTTCAACCGTTGCTAAGTTGTCAGCAAATACTACATCACCAATTAAACCTTTGGCTATATAATTATTTCCATTCAATTCAAGACTATCTAAAACCGTTCCATCTTGCAGTGTAATCTTGTGCATTAACCACACCTCCTCAAGTTATTATAAAGACTATTCATGTTTAGTCTCTGCTGCTTGCTCATAATTTTATAATAGCTATTAAACCAAGACTTATACAGATTGTCGAAATCTTTTGTAGATAAAATGGGTGCTAACTTTTTTAACTTGCGCCGCATGGCGGTCAAGCGATTTGGCCTTATTTTCTTTATAATCCTACCGGTATTTGTCAGGGCATATTGAACCTGCAAGTACCGCCAATAGCTAGACAATTTACGTATATAAGTCTTGTTTGTATTTATCGTAATCCCCATCTCACCTGCGACATAAACCAAATCAACTAATAGTTGCTTTAAGTATTCCCTGTCATTATGAATGATATAGCTGTCATCCATATAGCGACCATAGTATTTTACTCCCCTGACTATCTTTATGTAATTGTCAAGCGCAATCGGGTAGGCTATACCTGCCACCTGGGCCACTACATCACCTATATTCATATGTTTGTTCATGAATTTTTCGCCGGTCAAGCTATCCTTGCTAACGTTTTGATATTCGAGAGAGTTAAAAACCTTTTCCATGCAACTACTGTATTCAGTATCGGACATATATGACACATCAACCCTTGACTTTTCTATAGTCTTTTCTAACAACCAGAGAGAATCGCTGTCTATGCCCCTGCCTTTGAAAATGTCAATAAAAATTTGATGGTGAATATTATCAAAATATTTTACAAAATCAATTAAAAGTATATAGCCATCATTACTCTGGTTTTGTTGATAGTATTTACGCAGGTGAACGTCAAGCCTTCTTCTCGTAAAGTCAATTCCCTTCCCTTTTAAACTTGCCCCGTTATCATAAATCAAATACTTTCTGATGGCGGGAAGTAAAGCCTGATCGCACAAACAACCCTTTGCGATTCTATCGTGAATTTGTTCGCCGGTTATCAACCTAACCCTACCCCTTTCCCTCAGCACAAATTCAATGCTTGGAAGAAGACTAAACGATCGATCCTTAATATCGCAACTAAGAGTTGTTAGTTCCGACAGAAAATTCATTTCATATCTTTGAACTTGCGGTTTCCAGTCACTGTTGCGTTTTGACTTTTTGTAAGCATCGTAAAGATTGTTAATATTAAATATTTCACGCTGATAACTACAGCTCTCGTAAGAGGTAGTGTCGTGTTTAGTATTTACCATAAGGAAGGACATTTTCTCCTTTCTCTCCTGCGGAACGGTCAAATGCCTTGTTATCCGCAGGCTCGAAATCGGGACGAACTCCATTAGAGTTGGATGCGTTGTTGTTGTTCGCATTACCATTGTTGTTCACATTAGCGAAGTTCGTGGCTGATTTAGATAATGCCCTTTTAAACTTATTGTCAGATTTTCGCCACCCCTTCAGTAGGCTTATCTGTTTTTCTATTTCTTCTGCAAACCGTAGGTATGAGGTTATATCAACGGGCAGGGTTTCAATCGCATATTGAAGTTCTTGCAGCAATCTATAACATTGACCTATTGCCTTGTCTTGATGGATCCGCCTCTCGACTAGTTCTTCAGGGTATAGCGGATAGATGCTGTTTGCAACAAATATGTATTCCATTATGTTGCGCAAGCAATCCATGACAGCTTCTCTTTGGTCTAAGATAAACCACTCTTCAAAAGAGTTAGTTTTCCTCTTTCGCAGATCGTAGTGTTTTTGTTCGTGTTCTTTGAGTTCATCGTATGGCCTGCCACCAAACATCTTTGACAAATAGCCTTCTGACTTCTTGGCACTATACCCGAAATCTCTTAACAGTAGGTCTGTTATATTCTTCCTAACTTTGTAGAAATGATGAAAAACTTCAAACTGCGATTCTTTCCTTTTCCGTTTTACGACTGTCATTAAATCCCCCAAATCACGCACCCCACAAGGGGGATGCTATTTAAGATATAGAGAAAGCGGGACGAACCCCAAGAGAGGTAGATGCGTCGCGGCTGCCCGCATTACCGTAGCCGGCCACATAAGCGAAGGCCGTGGCAGATACTACGTCCCTCAACCAGTAACTCGCTCTGATGTGCATCAAGTCGTGGCGCAGGGCAAACAGCGGCAATCTGCCGTTACTCGAAGCGACATTGTAACCACTGGTTCCACCACCCACGCCCCATGCAACCGTGCCGTAGACCATAGCTTCGTTCATTAATTCGACCTCGCAATCAGTCCATGCCCAACCGCTTGCTAAACCACCAGATGAAGCGTTGCACAATAATTGGCGATGTTGTATAACTTTACCGGGAAACGCCGCCTTACAAACAGCAATAACGCCTGTGGTCGCTGTAGGCAAAGTTGTAACTCGCATCTCTGAGCCAACATAACCATTCGTAGTTATATTCGTTGCTTCCATCCTCGCAGAGGCTAACGATGTGTCCGGCACAATCACAGCGTGGTGATCGTCTAATACTACATCACCAACATTATAAAAGTAATCAAACGCAGCAATACGCCAATTAACTCCGTTAATCGTCCAGTAGTCACCGATATATAAATCATCAAATGTTCCGGCGGCAACTACTGCTGATTGCGCTACCGTGTATTCATCGCCTAAATACTTGCCTCGGTAAATGGAGTTATGTGCACCAGCATTGGCATATCTTATATTATCAACATACCCTTTGTTGGCAATATCTGCCACGTTATCAGGATCATTAACCCTTGCCCTGCCATCACCGTCACGGCGTATTAAGGTATCAGGGGTAGCAAGGGAGGCTCCTGCCAAATCTGCTCTTAGTCTTTCCCAACCTTCTGCAGTTAAGGGGCAGAATATATAAGTACCATCAGGCCACTCTTGCGCTTCGCCGGTTGTGGATGACTGGTTGCGCTCCACGGTGAAAACGTTGGGGCCGCTGTCATCTACATCTATTAATTTGACTGTTTCAAGTCTTGAATCTTCCTTTATATGCTGATCTGTGTGCAGCACAAGATATGTATCTTCACCGGCGGCGAGGATAGGAGATATAAAGCCCCCCACGTTTTCAACGGTAATTTCTGTATCACCGGCTGCGGTTACACCAATTGTTTGCGTTTTACGCGAATAAGGAACTGCTTTCGGCAGCATCTATAACACCCCCACGATTAAAAAATCTCTTCACCAAGTTCTTCTTCGCCAATTTCCTCTTCACCAAGTTCTTCTTCCTCTTCAGCTACTTCTTCTTCACCGACTTCTTCTTCGGCCGCACCGATGGTGGCTGTGACTCTTAAATCAACAGTATCATCGTTTTCGGGCTCTTCGTCTTCGTGTACCCTGGCCCGGGCCCAGAAGATGTAATTAGTATCATCAATCTCGTCGGTGATCGCCAAAGGATCTCCCCAGTCTTCAGGAGTGTCCGGGCTGTCACCATCATCGGCTGCCAACTGCCACTTGTCTGCATTGTCGTATGCCGATTCACCCTCACCAATGGTGTCACCTTCAATCTCAATCAAGGCATGGCGGGCCTCGTCAAGGATCGTTTCGTAACCCACATCACAGCGCAGGGCCAGCTTGACCCAACTGCCTTCAGCATGTCCGCTGGTGGGAACCTTAATCGAACCTGAAAGTATAGGCGCCAGACCGGTATCAGTTGACACCAGGTCACCGTCCCTTAAGCCGGCAGTAGGGTTATTCATGTAAACTTTAATTTTGCTGGGCATAATTACTCCTCCTTATACCTCTTGATCGTGGGCAGTTTGTTGAATCATGCCCATCATTTGCTCTAAGACTTCAGGGGTTAACGGTGTCCCTGATGCCTTGGCCTGTTCGACCGTCTGGCCGACTATATCGCTGATAATTGCTGTCTGTTGACCGAGAGCCATCTCCTGCTGTTGTCTGATCCGTTCCTGTAGCAATTCAAGCAGCTCTTTGGCTTTCGGGAATACTTCCCGCGGCAGCATCGTTGACGAGTCTGCGCTTTTCGACGCCCTTTCAGACAATCAGATCGCCGGGGCCGCGCTGGATGTTTTCAAAGCCGAAC